CCAATAAATCAGCAAAAGTTTTTATGGTCAATGAACACAAACAAGAATGAATAGCCGGCGATATGCCAGGCATTTTCAACATGTATTCAAAATTTTGTTTCCAAAGGTTCAAGTCCAGTCCCTGACGAACGTATAGTTGCTCGGGGCCCCAACAATCCAAACTGGCCGTGAGTTCCACGGTCAATATCGAGTTGTCTTGTATCAACTGTTGAATCTTATTCATCTTTTCGCAAAACAGTCGGTGCGGAACATTTAGATTGCTGACAAGATTTATAGTCAAGTCCGGATTGGCATGGTCTTTCCAAAACTCCAAGCATTGATCAAACTCTTTTTGTAAAAATGGTTCCCCGCCTAGAATGTGAAAATGCCTTATCACACGATACCTGTCATGCTCATCAAGATATTTCCACAGTGCCCGAACCATGGATTCATAATCTTGATTGGGTTTAACAAAAGGCTTCCATTGATATCCTCCCACGTCCAAAGCACCGTACTTGATTACTTCTTCGTTGATTTTGCTGCTGATTGCAGGGGTACAATAAACACAGGTTTGATTGCAAGTATTGTTGAAATAGATTTCTAAAATTGTGGGAGTAACTTCGGTTGCACCAGGGTCAACATACAATTCCGGAGGCACTTTGTCGTAGGTGTGGGACCGGGACAAATTCATTATCCGATCGCTGATGCCTCCTACTTTTTCTACGTCAGAACAATATTCGCAACCAGCGCCGGGCCATTGACCATTCAACATGATCTCTCGGGCCTGTTGTTTGGCAGGTAGATTATGAAATTGATCAAAATTTTCCAATGACAACGGAATTGGTCGAGTTCTATGACAACTGCTGGTGGTTGCTCTTTCTATAGAAATCGAGCTCCAAGACCATTTGAGCAAACAGGATGTTTCTGTGCGTATAGGAAAAATTTCGTAGCCAGTCGCTGTTTTTTTAGACATTGAGATATTTACCGGGAGTATCAATACATGCAATAACATCCTGCCACCCGGACCATGACACTGTGTCAATGCTCCAGCAGCGTTGAGCTTCGTGTAGACTGTTTATGAGTTCATACGTCACAACAGAAAATGCTGCAAACCATTGATCAAAATAATTCCAACAGTTCCAATGATCAACAAGATTGGCCAGACTCATGGGTTCAGAGGGAATGTTTAATTTCAACGGCAGTTGTTGACTCCAATAAGAGTTGAAAAAGTTTTTTTGTGCTTGATTAAATTTGATATCCAGCAGATCCTGAGTCTTGGCCATACATTGTAAATCCGCGTAATCCACACAGGCATTTTGATCCACATTTGGATATGATTTAATTTTGTTCATCCATTCTTGAATCTGTATACAATGACTGTCTAAGATGTTGGGTATGCTGTGACTGAGTTTCTTGTGACTGATGTTCCATAACACATTGCCTTGCAACGTCTTTGGGTATATTTGTATTAATTGGCTGTTAGGGAACCATTTTCGAATCTGTTTTTTGTCGAAACAATGAGTGACCACTACCAAGTGACTGTTCAGTCGACACATTTCTTGGTCCCAATTGGATTTTCCGTCGATGCTCAATACCCAAGGATTGTTGTTGCGGTCGACCCTGAAATTGTTCAACAGATTCAAATCCGGATAACCATAAAGGTAACCAAGAAAATTTCCCGAACTGCCTTCGACATGACTGATTACAAGTTGAACAGAGTTTTTATCCATTTGCTCCATAGCCTGTGCGTTTTTTGACCCGGGTGAACTGCGTCCCAACTGCGATCCAAAAAACTTCCGTAAGTAAAAGTAGGAATAGTGTCGTGTTTGCCAGATGGCTCAATGATAAAATTCTTGGTGTTTGTAGGAACCGCCCAAGGCGCCCGATCATACTGCTGTTCTCTGAACTGTAATATAACTATTCCTTTGGGCTGTGTCTGATAGTAATATTCTAGGATATCATTGTTGGTGACCAACACTCCGGCGGCCGAATAACAATTGACCCGATAGTTGCCTAAATTTTGATGCCAACATTGACTCCAATCTAGTCCCACGCCAAAACTAAAACTGCTGCCGATTACAGAAATGTCTGGATCATTGTAAAATTCAGGACCACGAAAACCGCGACTGTTGAAGTTGTATTCAACAGCCTCGCCCTGACTGTGCCGGGCAAAATAATGGCATCTGTGATTGATGAATTGTGTGGCCCAGTTGCCTATCACAGACATTTAACCGGCCTTGATTTTGCCCAAAAGTTGTTTGAGTTTGGCGCTTTGTACATCTGCGGAAATTTTGGAAGTTTCTTCAATACTGTTTGTGCTGCTGTTGCCGGCGGCAGAAATAACAGTACTTTTGGTTTTGATCGATTCCATAATGGCACTGGGTCTTTTGTTAAAGCTATCTTCTTGTTCTCCGGTGTCCCGTATACGCAAACTTTCAAGATCAAAATCTAGATCAACCTTTTGGCCCACACCAGAACTACTACGAGTTTTCATCAACTGTATCTGATAACGTCCTCGTTCTCTCATGGCTCTGCTGGTAAAAATACCAAACACATTGTCTGCTGTGTTGATCTTGGAAATACCACCCGAAATATGACTGTGATCAAACTCAATTTCTTCCACAGCAGATCTGTTCAACTGCGATGCTGTCACAAACAGCACATTGAGTTCTTTGGCCAAATTACGCAATTCTTCACTGACGTATTTGTCTTTGACAAATAGATCGTTGGGTGACACTTTGGCACTGACCGGCATCAACAGATCCAAATAATCCACGCACAAAAAATCCACGTTCATGCCAGTCTGCACTCGCAGTTCTTTCAAATAAGCTCGAATGTCGTTGACTGTGCTTTGTGCTGCCATGTATTTTACCCGCAATTTGCCAGATTTTTTGGCCAACATTTTGACTTTCATTTCCACTGTGTCGATGTCTTTGAAAATCTCCTTGCTGCTGGTTTCAGTCATCATTGAATCCAGTCTCATGGAGCACAGTCCCTCAGACAATTCCAAAGTGATGTATACTCCACTCAATCCAGCCTGTACCCAATTCACTGACAAATTCTGCATAAACAAACTCTTGCCTGATCCAGATCCGCCGGCAAAAATCTGCAATTCACCTCGATTGAATCCACCATACAGCAATCGATCCAATGCAGGCCAGCCAGTGCTGTTTTGACCATTGCTGTTTTTCAATGCCAACAACCTGGATCTTGGGTCTGCAAAATAATCTGTGCCCATGTCTTTGGTCAAGCTGATTTGCACAGCATCTTTGATGATTTTTTCCACTGGATCAAAGTTGCCTTTTTCCAGTAAATCAGCACTTTTAAGAATGGCTCGTTCTAGTTCCTGGCGCCGTGTGAAAGCTTCAAATTCTTCTAGAAACCAATCGTAGTGCCCTTGATTGAGATTGTCTACCTGCTGTAATTTGATGCCCGTGGCCGCAGTGATTTGCTGCAAGGCCGGCATGGTTTTGTGTTCGTCACTGTGTTTTTGAATAAACTCAGCAGCCGGTCTAATGCTTTTGTCGAAATTTTCTGGATTATAAATGTTTTGTACACGCACATAACTTTCGGCGTCAGACAACATCATTTCTAGAAAAAGTTTCTGTACTTCAATTCCGTAATCTTTGAGCAAAATTCTTTTTCCTTAGTTCAATTTTGATCTTGTTGCGTTCTCGTGATTGCATTATAGTTAGCATGGTTGCCAGTTTGCCTAATTTCACCACAGCATCATTGACATCCTTGATATCCGGCGGCCAGTCTGGCATGCTCACAGACCAGTTTAATTCCACAGCACGATCAACTAACTCAAGTCCTGCTTTGTCATGGTCGGGTACCACAATTACATCTTTGCCGAGACTGCGAATCAGCCGAGCCTGGGTGTCGCTGATGGTATTGTGCATCACTGCCAGGCCAGAAATACTCAAAGCATCAAATATGCCTTCCACAACAATCACATGCTGCCATGACTGTTTTTGTAAGTCTGTGCCAAAAACATATCCCGGCTGACTGTCAGTGATATACTTGGGTCGGCGATCATCAAGGAATCGCCTGGTATGACCAACCACAGTATTGTTATAAGTAAACGGAATGATAATGTTGGGCCTTCCGTCGCTTGCATCTGCCATGTAAGGATAGTTTTCAATCACACACCGTGATTTCAAGTACTGCCAATGTTGCTGATGTTGCGGGGTGACAAATTCCAATTCCGAAAATACATTATTGTCCTCAATGTTGTGTTCTTCGAAACTTATATCCGCCAATGATTCAAAAACTCGACGCCGATCGTCAATGATTCCATTGATGTTACGATGCCGTAAATTTTCCAGGTTAAGTCGTTCAATGTCACTTTCTGACATGCCCAACCAAGTCAACACTTTTCTTGCTTTGAAACTTAGATTCCTTCCCAAAATAAAACTTGCAGTATAGCCACAGTTGAAACAGTGGTATGTCCAACCTTGATCAGATACTTTGATGCCGCCTCGTTGGCGTCGATCTGCATTTTGCCCCATGTGTGCACAACACACTGCATTGAAGCTGGTCCAGCCAGAGGGAGTGGTTTTTCGCTTGGCTGGCAAGTAAGTCAAGATGTCGAGCATCTTTACATACTAGCAGAATCTATGGTAGAAATCAATTTTTCAGCGATCATTTTGTGCCCAATTTCGTTGGGATGGCCTCCGGGCATGATCAATTCTCTGCGTTGATTGTCCGGATGGTCTCTAAACCACATTGTGGTTGAAAAATCTGGCCAAATCAAAGTGGGCAATTGCATGGTCACATCTGCAGGCATGATGTGAAATTGCATGGTAGGAATGTTGTGCCTGGCTGCTTGTCCATCAAAAAACATCACCGTTTGTTGATAGTTCAATTTGCACAGTGCTCGACAATTGGTCAAAACCAATTGCCTTTTGATCATGTCTCTAAAGGGTTCCGGCACCACGGAACTACCAAACTCCACCCAGGTAGAATGAACAAATTTATTCCACGGCGGATCGTTGCCAAAACTCACATGTTTGGGATTGTAAAAGCTCAATCGATCGCTGTCAGTGTGGCCTACCAAAACCAAACAGTCTTGTGGGTTGTGTTCATGCTCTAACCACCACAAGTAAGTCCAAATAGAGCTCTGCATGCTGCCACCCGGAATGCCAAAATTTTCCACCGGCACACCATAGTGTTTTCCCAACAAGCCTAAAAAACAGTGAGCATTTCTATATGGATCGTTTTGTGTCCAACACGAATGTGCATCAGGCCAACGTTTGGGCAATTCCGGGTCCAGCAATTCGTCACCATACATCCAAGAATCACCGAACCCTACAATTTTTTTAAATTTCATCGATAGATAATGTCTGTAATAAATCCTGTGTTAATTTGCACAGCAGCGGCATTGGTACCGCCGCCGGGCGGAATCACATAACCTGAACCGCCGCTTATTACATTTATGGCTGTTACCGATCCATTGTTATCAATCTCTGCCTCGGCCACCGCCCCGGCTCCTGTGCCCACAATGGTCACATTGGGCGGAGCAAGATACCCAGACCCTGCATAAGTCACAGTGATAGAACTCACTGAACCGTTGGACACTGTGGCCGATGCTGTGGCAGCAGTGGCATTGAAATTGCCATTGTATTGGTCAACAGCCACTCGAATCAATGGGTGAAATCCTTCGACGTTGATATAAACGTGTCCAGTT